CTCCGCTTAAGGAGTCAATAGACCCCTCCACGTGACACTCTGTCACGAACGCACGGGATTAACCCCGTGACCGTGCCTTCACCGCATGACTGCGGATCTCCCAAACCATCTGGTTAAGCCGAGCTCTCACGAGCGGAGCCGGAACAGATGGACCCTCGTATGGCCCTGTGACCAAGGCCAGCCGTTGTCCCCTCCCGGGGATATACGGTTCGGGGGGAATTGGGGTGGCTCCACCCTCACTGATTGGTAACCAGTGAGAGGTCGCCGTTGGCAACGGTACCCAGCCGACTTTGTAGCCGAGGACGGCATCCCGGGGAGTAATCCCTAGTTTGCCATCTCCGGCTCCGTAGACGGCGGTTGCCAGAACTACTTCGCCTTTCCAGTGATGCCAGCCGATTCGCGAGAACCGGGCCGGCCTGTAGGCGCGAATGTAGTTAACTGCTCCACGCTTGCGGGTTTGCCACCGTTCACATTCGTCATGGATGACCAGGTCACCAAGCTTTTGAGGGCCTCGTAACCTTCGAATGTGAATAGGAATTGAATCCTGAGCGACAAACCAAGGACGCAGAAGATAACTGCGACCCAGGTCAAAGCTGTCCGATTCTTTCGAGACAGCCATACGCCTGAGTCCGTTAACGACTGTGATCCAATCTTGCGGTTCATCCGGGTATTCCTTTAAGAAGAATGGACGTACGTCCACCCCCTCGAAGTAGTCCCCACCGCAAGATTCCCTAAAACGGCCATCAACAAAGGACTTGTCCTTATTTATTGAGAATCCGCAGTAGGAAAGCGCAGAAACTACGTCTGAAGCCAACTCCGTCGGTATGATGATATCATCACCATAAACGAAGATATCCTCCCCAGGACGACTGGATCCCCACGAAGGGTCCCCGATCGCTCTGAGATTCCGGACGGCAAGGATGACAGCAAGAAATACCGCTGTCTCCAATTCAAACGTAAAACCATTACCCATAGACGAAAACTTCTCCAGATACACTTGTTTCTCACGAAACTCTGTGAACGGAGAACGGAGGGATTGAACTAACTCCCACCATGGTCTAGGGAGCAGCAACTTGACTAAGTTGGTGCAAATGGTATCACTGGCATTCGAGAGATCGAGTGTAGCAAGACGGCCATGCGTGCTGGCTTCACAGGCGACCCGCCTGTGTATGTCCTGCCCATGCGTCAAGTCGATGTTACCATGACGCTTGAGTGCAGTTCTAATGGCTCGGCCTACGCCGAGTTGGTAGAACAAATTGACACTTGGTTCCACGGCTATGCCGCGGTCCTTCGTGCAATCTTTAGGAACCGTTGTGAAACGGTTCCCTCGCACAAACTCAGATTCTCGACCGTCAGCAGCACAGGCTTGCGCCCATGCAGTCCCGGACCACTGAAAAACGTGGAACCAGAGCGCTGACGTAGTCAGAGTGGGTCGAGACGACATCTTATCGGGGATGGTTGTTAACCTACCCTTGTCGCCATATGTCGCTCCCGGTCCGAACCGACCTTTGAGGTCAGAAGGGATTTTTCCAAGCAACTTGCTCATCTCTTTCCGTGCCTCGGCGATTAGCCGAGCACACGCACCTTCGGGGGTAGCGATCAGGCCGTCTTCACGGTCCAGTGCACCTTCGAGAAAGTGGATAGCAAGCCGCTCGTTAGAGCGGGCGCATTGCCGTTCTGCTAAGAGAAAGTTTTCCTCGGCGACCGCTTT